TATTCTTTGAACCCATAATGCGTCAACACCACATTATCCCGACTATCCACAATCGCGAGATAATACGGAAAGTCACTCGGTGCAGGCTTCGCCGTATAATAGCTAGGCACCGCATACACACAATATTGATGGGTAGCGCCAGACAGCATAGAAACGCAATGGGCGGTTGGCGCTCGCGTCAATCGCGGTGCATCGAATTCATCGACCGTCATCATAAGGCATTTCCTCTTCATAGCCATAAGTTGAAAGGCCGCAATTGTTGCATAGATAATATGTGCCATCATCCATGTAACCGGCAACGTCAACCGGACGTTCTTCGCAATCAACGCTTCCACACTGATTGCATTTGATTGTAACCTCAAATTTCGGCTTCATTTTCTGAGGCTTCGGCATAACGGAAGCCAGCAATTCCAGAGCCTTCTTTTCTTCATCCTCAGTCATCGCGCCTCATCCTTATCCAGATTGAAGTAAGAGCGATCCCCATCAGACAAATGCCAATCTGGTAGCATATGAAATATCTGTTCAATGGGAATTTTGAACGGATAAACATTATCACCCGCGTTAAGGGTTTCCTGAAAGAGAAAAGCATTTGCACCATGCTTTTCTCTTTGCTCTTTCATCCAAGCGATTAATTTTTCACTCATAGCAATACTCCATACCAAACGGTTCGCCCCACGTAGCAAGCTGAACCCATGAATTGCCTACAAGCTTTTGCGCCGTAAGCATTTTGAATTCCCGCTTTTCGCCGGGATAAAATGTCGTCAATTCCAAACGATACATGTCATTTTTCCGAGTTGGTTTCTACACACTCACACAAATTCCTTAATAAAATGCCCTCAACAGCGGCGGGCTATTGAGGGCATTTCAGAGGCGCTATTTCTAGCGCGGGATCACGGTAACCACCTCCGATCTATTTGGCTACAGCCTTAGCCACATTTGCCAGCCTTCCGGCAGGGACCATCGATATTACCACTCCCGGCTTAAACATGGCAAGCCCTACTGCCACAAAAATAAAGCCAAGGATAATGACTACCGCGCGAATTGCGCCGTCTTTAATGAAATCAATCCATCCGGCTTGTGTTGCAGCCGCCTGATTTGCGACGACACCGCCCATTGTATCGCCAGCCGCAGGAGCTTGTCCGGTTGCGGCGTTTAGATATGTCATGGGCGAAAGCATTGAGCCTAATGCAGACAGAGGCGATTGAGCAGCACCGCCGCCTTTATCGAATTTTCCGGTCCACAAACTTGCGAACGCTCCCGCCGTCATGCCGGGAGTACCACCATTATTCAGCACGGCATTAGTCCCCACGATATCCGAAGCATCGGCGTTTGGATTGCGGAGAAGCGATATAGCACCGCCCGCTCCCTGTTGATGGGCAAGATACAATTCGCCTTGCGATGGTGCGCGCCCCAATGCTTTTGACAATGCCGAATAATTATCACGCGTCAAATTGACAACGGCGTTTGTAGCATCGTTCGGATCGAAGCGATTTCCACCGCCGCCATAACTAGACCATGTTTTGTCAATGAACTGGAACAGTCCGCCTGCACTTGACGATGATGCTTGCGCACTCGGATTGTATCGGCTTTCAGTATAAGCCAATTTTTGATAGTAGTCGGAACCTACGCCGGGGATCATACCCCCGGCGCGATCGAATAGGCTTTGTAGACTATCCGTAATTCCGGCCATCAGAAAATCCGCCCCGTTCTGCCGGTGTCATAGATTGCCGTCACGCTCGGAATATTCAACATTTTGTTGGCCGTCGCGTTCGGAAATTCCATGGAAGTCGGCGGAAGCTGATGCGGCAAAACGGGCGAGTATGGCCCGAATGCAACGTCAGAAAGCGGAACGTATTGAGGCAACGGCGATTGGAACCAACTCTGGATAGAGGGCGCAATCGGGTATCCGTTTTTATTCGCCATGATTTCGGCTCCTTAGTTTTGAAGCATGTAAGGATATTCGCCAGCGAAATTCGTTGGCGAATTGACGGTTTGGCCTACCTGTCCGGCAGTGATGGACGGGAGGAAATTCCCGACAGGCGGCGAAAATGCGTATGGCTGATTATACATCAGATAAGCAGGCCCGCGCGTAAGGCTGGAATTTTGTGTAGTCTGCGAAACCCCGATGCTATCAGCGGGATTGACTTCCGTATAATCGCCAGTGACGACTGCGACAATCGGCTTGCGCCAAATGATGACAACCACCACGATCAACGCGGAAACAGCGATAAGGATTTTTTCGTCTTTTGTCATCACGTTCCCTTATCCGAAGATGGCCGAGAAAAGGCCACCTTTTGGTTTGTTGATCTTGGCAATCTGCACCTGCGCATTGATAGCCGCCATCGCAGTAGCCGCTTGAGCGCGGGCTTGTTCCGTGATGGTACTCATCATGGCAGCGGTTTTTGCCGTGTCCGCTGCAATGCTCGCCTGTTGCGTCTGCGCATTAAGCGTAGACGTCAAAGCGGTTGTCTGTTGCGCCGCGTTGATTTGAGCCATCGCCGTCGCAGCGGCCAATTTATCCGCTTCGGATTGCTGACCGATTTGGAGTTTGCCAAGCTCCAATTGGGCCGCTGTTGTGGCTAGGGCGACTTCGCGTTCCGCCCCTACCTGTTGCGCTTGCGCCTGAGAAGCATATTGCAATTGCTGCAATTGCATCCCCGCCGCAACTTCACTATCGCTAGGACCGGTCGCGCCTGCGACAGGGGCAGCACCGCCGCCCCCGCCAGATGACAGCAACAAAAATCCGCCGATGACGACGACAGCCCCAATTCCGAGCGCCATCGGATGACGTTTGACGAAATCCATGACTGCCATTAAATCACCTGTCCCGCGTAAGGCTCTGGCGAAAACGGGAACGGTCTTGGAATGAGCGGCATAGCCGAATTCACAAAACCGCTCGCCGGATCAAAGAGCGGTTGTCCGATAACCTGCCCCGCCGTAGTCGGAATACCGTCAAGTGGAACGGCCTGCAATGAAACAGGTTGCGGCGTTCCGGGCAACGGATGAATTCCGACGCGCGTTGTGACTGCGGGACCGATTGGAGTAAACGGCGCAAGCCCTAGCGTTTCCCACGCATAGGCTTGCGCTCCCGGCGATGGCATCCGTTTCTTTTCCCAAACGCCTTGATAAAGACCTTCGGGCGGATCGCGCGGAATTTCCACGATCTTTTCTTTGCGACGATTGAAAAGGCGAAACATGTTTAGCCCCTCCGATTAGAATGGCAGACCGCCGGAAAGCCCGCTGCCATAGCTAAGATTGAGCGGGACATTTGCGCCGGTAACCGGCGACGTTGCCACGCCGAGCGCATTCGAGAAACCGGAAGCGGCGGCCTGAATAACGCCCGCCGTATTCGACTTCTTGGAAACCAGTAGCGCCAAAAGCGCCACGCCGACAATCGCGGTAGCGATGGTAACGACGGTTTCAGTGAGTTGGTTCATTTCGAACACTCCAGTTTGAGATCAGAAAAACTTTCCGACAAGCCCCATAACCTTGCCAAAATTGGCGAGGGGATTTGATGGGGCTTGTGTGGTAGCATTGCGGAAATCTGTCACGCCTTGGACCGCTTGCGCGGATGACGATTGAAGATTTGCCGCGCCTTGTGAAACCATGCTAGACGCTTGATTGCCCGATTTTTCACCACCCCTTGCCGGGGCAACCGGGCCATTCTTGATTGCCGATAACAGCTTATCGAAAACGCCACCGTTTTTGATCACCATCGCAATGATAATCAAAGTCATGAACATTCTCGAAAACGGCTTGAAACCGGGGATTGCTCCGACTGCACCGACAGCGCCAACGGCTGCAATCCAGTAGAAGAAATTTCCCGGTCCCGTAAAATCGGAAACCAATTGTTTGCCTAGCGCCGCATGTGTTCCTTTCGCGCCTGTCACGATCATGATAAGGCCGATAAAGGCAAGGGCAAAAGGCATCAACGTTTCCTTTCAGGCTAACAGAAAACCCATGTAGATAGGAAGTTCATTTCTGGCCGTGATAAAAAACAGAAAGGCCAAAAGCAGAAAAATCGCTACTACCGTGGAATTTTCCATATTGATATTTTCCTTTCAGGAAAAATCAGGCCAAACCGAGACGCGCGCCGATGCCGGGGAATTTCAGCCCGAGAAAATAGCCGAGCGCCAGAACGACAACGATTGTAAGGGTCTTTCCCATGTTCAGATTGCCTCCGCAATGTGTTTGAGGATGATGTTCCAAAGGATCATCATGATAAGGATCAAACCGATCAACATAAAAAGATCGATGAAATCCATGTTTGCATCAAATGGCTTATCAAGGAATTCCTTGAAATGCTGCCAAGTGCTGCGGGCTTCCGTTTCCATTTTCGCTCTCCGTTTTCGAGTGCATTGAAACGCCGCTCCAAATTAGAAAAGATTGGAGCGGCGCACCGCCGCTAGGTGTTGTAGAGCGAACCGGCCTGCGTAATCTGGTTGATGATCGCCAGAGCTTCATAGCCGACGAGCATCTGCGACGTACTGGCCTGCACCTGCGCCGGATTGGCGATCAGCTGCATATTGCCATACTGCACCGTGTTGATCGGCTTGCGCCGATGGTCGAAATAGTAGATCGAGCGTCCGGCAGCGGCCGGAAAATCGTCGCTGATAATCTGCCGCGTGAGAAGCGACGACAGCCACGGGTCCACCTTGATAATGTTGGTATAGTTCGCCGACTGGATGGACCAGTAATTGATATCGGTGCCGACCGCCGACGCGCTGCCGAAATTGTCATAGAGCGCGAACGTGCTCATGAAATTGCGGAAGTTGGCGTAGGGGATCGCGAAATCCTGCCCCTGAGAAATGCCGGTCGCCACCGTATTGTTCAGGAGATATGCGGTCGAAAGATCGAGCAACGGCAGAATGGGACCATTTTGCGCAACGGGAAGCTGATCGAGATAGTTCTGATAGACGTTGATCGTGAAGCCGGAAATAACGCCGGTTCCAGCCGCCGACGACGAATAAACGCCGAGCGTCGGATTTGCACCCGAAGCCGTGACGAAATTCGGGTTGACCGTCATCTGCAAATTCATCGTCGCGTTGACGACGTTCGCATAGATCGCGCCGCGCAAATCCATGTCCCCGTAAGAAAGAGGCACTTCATAGAACATGCGGAAAGGCTGCACCGTCGTAACGGAAGCAGGCGCGGCGATGGTGTTGAAATTGTTGCCCATCGCCATCGGGCTATCGTTCGTGAATGCTGCGCCGAAAGCCATCTGTCGGCGCGCGGTCGCCAACATGTGCATGTGCCAGCCGGACGTATTGATACGCGTCTGGTTGGAAAGATCGGTGAAGGTGATATTCGAAAGTGCGTTCGAAATGCCGAGCGGGGTGCGCGTCAACGTTTCTGCCGCCGACTGTGCAATGTTGCCAGTGATTTCGATGATGAAACGTTTGATAAGGCCGACGTTTCGAACCGGAACGTTGATCACCTGATTTCGCGGATCGCCGGAAAGCGATGCCGTATAGATCGACTGCCACATATCGATAGCGCGGTCCAGCACAAGGCCGCGCGCCATCATGTTCATTTCCTGCACATCCTTTTGTTTTACAGGTGCGTTCATTCTACTTCTCCGTTGCTTGTGACATTCGATGCGGAAAACTGTTGCATGATCAACGCAATGCCCACACCTGCGATTGCGATCATGAGGAACACGATAACCCAGTTGACCGGGTTACGTAAGATTTCCCAGTTAAGCGGAATATACGATATGAATTTCTCCATAGCGTTTATTCCGATGGCTTGTTATAGGTCTTGATGCCAGCGGCAACCAAACCCATGAACAATGCGCCAAAGGAAGCCATCAGAACGATGGTGATCCAGTTGACGACGTTCCATTGAATGTAGGCTCTTTCCATCGCCTAAATACTCCGTTTGCGTGGTTTCAACTTATCTTCAATCTGTTGCAAAATCGAAGCATCATCGGGAACCGGTTTAATTGCGAATACACTATCACGCCCTACATCATACCAATAAGAGTGATAATCAGGGAGACGATTTTTCAGGTCCATCCGCTCACGCGGAGTAAACGCCTGTACCGTCAATTTGTCGCGGTGATCGTTAAGATGAAAGACGGCGTAGAAATCCGCTTCCGAAAATACGAAACGTGAAACCCATGTTGGTCTCTGAGTAAGGCAGATGACAGGAAGGCGTTTTGATCGGCCTTGGGTAAGAATGGCTTGGAATGCGCCCTTATCAGGCAACGCATAGCCCTCATCGACGTACAAGCCGACTTTTTCCTTCTGCCAAATTTTCCATAACCAGTTTTCAACATCGGCGTTTTCGCTAGGCAGCGGTCTAATGGTGTAAAGACCGGGATGTTTGGGAACTTCATTTAGCCCAATTTCCCGGACACGATCAACGCCCGCAATCAAGTCATCGCCCTTGTAATCTATCATGACAAACGGCTGTTTGTCAAAATCGGCCTGAGACAATAACCACATGCCGAAACGCGTTTTGCCGCTACCGGTTCTCCCGATAACGGCTACTCGCTGTTGCAGATTTGGAAGGCGAAAACCTTCTGCCATTAATCTTTCACCTTCTTTTCGATTTGGCCCACCTTTTCAGACAGGCCAGTAATCTTGACATTGATAATTGCTTGCTCCGTTTTGAGCGGTGCAACTTCCGCTTTGATCGCGGATTGATTTGAACCGATGACGGCAAGGGCGGCTATTGCCTGTCCTAGAAGCTGCAACCATTCGCGGGGTACTGCCATTTTCAACCGCCTTTTAGCCTTTACGTGTTTTTCTTGTTCGGGATCAGCCATACCAAAACCGGCGCGATGAGAGACAGAGCGGCATTGGCATTGGAGACGGTTTCGGGCGACAAATGAGTGACGCCCGAAAGATTGAGCAAGGAAGCGCCTGCGACGACAAGAGCCGCAAGAGCTTTATCATAGGATGTGAACATTCAAGCCCTCTTGAACTTTAGCGCGGATATAATCCCCGCATTTTTTCGCAGTGTTAAAACACAAGTCAAAGGGAAACACTGCAATATCCCATTTGCCCCGTTGCTGAATTCCAAGATTGGTTTGGACTTCCGCATGTGACAGTGTCGTTTTTGGCGACACTGGAATTTCGTAGTAATGACACAGCGCAACGCTCAAAGTTATGAGCGTATCGATTTGGCGTTGCAAGAGAGGAAAGGACCCGTAATTTCCTGTCTCTCTTGCCCCTGCCATTGCTGCGCATGAAATCCCGATAGAGCCGGAATTGCTTCCGAGTGTATGCGCAGCATATTTCCCGCTAACGAGGGGCGGGACATTGTTTTCGATGGGAACGGCATCGTAATAATGCCCCTCACCATCGATGACAAAATGATAATGCTGCCTGTCCAGCGCAGAGACGGAATAGGTTCCCGCCGTCCAATGCCAGATAATCCGCTGCATCTTCACTTGCGGCCACCCGCGCGGCGGGTCCGCACTTTTCAAGGCTTAAGCGGCGGGAATGGGAAAACAACCCCGCCCGTCCCTTCCTGTGCAGTCTTGTCATTCTTTTCCTTGCGCGTCCGCGCGCGAACGGCAAGAAGGCGTGTTCCGTAGACCATGCCGCAAACCATCACGAGATTTGCAATGTCAACGGTTTTTGCCGACGCCGAAACATCGTAATGACGCGAAACGCTCCCGATGGCTTTCGCCAGTTCGGAAGCTTCGTTTGCGTCAAGCGCAAGCTCAGGCGTTTTGACAAGACCGGCCAAAAGCATATGGGTGGAAAACAGTATCTTTTCGATACCGTTTATATCCAACGCTTGCGTTTTGCCGGAACGGGCGGAACCGGAACCGGGTTTTCTTCCACGGCGTTTGCGAGGTTCTCCGGAAGTATCTCCGTTACTTCCGATATCGCTTCCTGCACCGTCCCCTCCGAATTCGATTGG